CTTATTCCTCTAATGAATATTGACCGAGAGTGTATGGATGGCTCTGTGCAAGAGGCAGAAACCTTGAATAAGAGTCAAATCTATGTCACCACCGCAGGATGGAAAAATACGTTCCCATACAATAAGCTCATTCAGCTCTTGATTCGTATGGTACTAGATCCAGAAAAAGCTATGGTAATGGGTGGTACGTGGCGTATTCCTGTCTTGGTTGGTCTATAGAGTAAAAACTTCGTGCAAGAGCTGAAGCAAGATGGAACCTTCAATGAGGCTTCTTTTGATCGTGAGTATGAATCTCGTTGGAGTGGTACCGTTGAGGACGCCTTCTTCAATGGTGAAGTATTTGACCGCAATCGTAAGTTATTACAACCAGAGTATGAGGCTTCTGGACGCTCTTCTGATAGAGCTTATTATGTTCTTTCTGTGGACGTTGGACGTAAAAAATGTCAGAGTGTTATTTGCGTTTTCAAAGTTACACCTCAGTCCTAGGGACCTGCAATTAAGTCGTTGGTAAATATGTTTACAATGGACGACGAGCACTTTGAAGATTAGGCAATAAAAATTAAGAAACTATATTACCAGTTCAAGGCTAAAACCGTGGTAATCGACGGTAACGGTCTAGGTGCTGGTTTGATGGACTACATGGTGAAATCCCAAGTAGACCCTGAAACAGATGACTTCTTCCCTGATTTTGGCGTACTGAATGATGATGATGGAGAATATAAGAAGTATAGAACTGATAGAACAGAGTACGATGCGATTTATGAGATTAAAGCAAATGCGCCAATCAATACAGAAGCACATAGTAATGCACAGACGCAAATGCGCGCAGGTAAGGTAAAGTTCTTAATTGATGAAAGAATTGCTAAGAATAAGTTACTTGGTACTAAGAAGGGCCAAGCGATGAAGCCCGAAGAGAGAGCTGAGTATCTACAGCCTTTCACATATACATCTATTTTACGAGATGAGATGTTGAACTTACGCGAGGAAAATGAAGGCGTTAATATTATTTTAAAGCAAGCTAATAAATCTATTACTAAGGATAAATTTTCTGCTTTTGAATATGGTTTGTATTATATCAAGCAAGAGGAAGATAGTAAGCGTAAGAAGAAGAAAGGTCGTTTCTCTGATTTTATGTTTATTAGTTAAGTGGGCATAGTTAAATAATAGCCCTATTAGATTTTTTAGTTATAGATAGAGGATGTGATTTAATCTATGCGAGCATCAAGAGGAGAAATTAAGATACATGAAATCCTAGAAGCGAATGATATTAACTTTAAAGAAGAATATGAGTTTGCGGGATTGAAAGCCCCTAGTGGCCGTCCTCTAAGATTCGATTTTGCCGTTTTTGATGATGATGGTAATCTAGATTTCTTGATTGAATATCAAGGTAAATAGCATTATCAAGCTGTCAGCAAATTCGGTGGTAATAGAGGATTGTATCAACAAAAATATAATGATAATCAAAAGCGAAGATTCTGCGCATTAAAAGGTCTTACTTTAATAGAGATTCCTTACACGGATGAAAATATATTAACGTATGATTATATAATGCAAAAGGCCGGGTATTAAGGAGGTGACTAACCTTGCTTAAGCGCAGACAACAAGAGATACGAGATAAAGGGTTTAACCTAATGACGGAACAAGAAGAAGTTGTACCGCAGGATTACTCAAAGATGAGAATTGGTATGCGGACCGTAGATAACGCGCTCGTAAATCTTGGCACTTACAAGAGAGTCAACCCGAATTACGGCGATAAGGGCTTTGTTTTAAATGCTATTTACCGACATGATTATAAGACATTAAGAGAAATTTCAGAATACTTCTTCGAGTCAAGTGGCATCTATTATAGATTATGTAAATATTTGGCTACTTTATATAGATACGATTGGTATGTAACTCCTTACTGCACTGATGTTGCTAAAGAGAAAGAGAATAAAGTTCTCAGTGATGTATCTAAGGTGTTGCTTTATCTAGACCGATCTGATGTCAAGAGATTATGCGGAAACATTGCCCTAGATATTATGAAGGATGGGGTCTATTACGGAATTATTGTGGATTTCGGTGATAGATTTGGTATCCAGAAATTACCAGCCTCATATTGTCGTAATCGCTATTATTCTGGAATTGACCCAATCGTAGAACTAAATCTATAGTTCTTCGATGCATATTTTACAAATATGCAACAGAGAATTGCGATTCTCAAGACCTTCCCTAAAGATATCCAACAAGGCTATGCTTTATATAAGCAGGGCAAGCTAAAAGGAGACTATCCTGGAGACCTAAGTTGCTGGTATCCTCTCGATCCCGCAGTTTCAGTGAAGCTGGGATTGAATGATAGTTGTTTTCCTCCTCTTGTTGGAGTCATTCCATCTATCATTGATCTTGACCAAGCACAAGAGCTTGATCGTCAGAAGACAATGCAGTAGTTATTAAAGATTATTATTCAGAAGCTACCGTTGGACAAGAATGGCGACTTAATCTTTGACGTAGATGAAGCAAGAGACATTCATAATAACGCCGTTGCAATGCTTAAGCGCGCGGTTGGTGTTGATGTGCTTACTACTTTTGCTGATATTGAGAAGATTGATACGAAGGATAGTAATTCAAATACTACAACCGATGACCTTGAAAAAGTAGAACGTACCGTGTTTAATAACGCAGGTATCTCTCGCAATCTGTTTAACGCAGATGGTAATCTTGCGGTGACCAATGCTATTCTGACCGACGAGGCAAGCATTAGGGAATTACCTTTGCAGTTTGCTAACTTGTTAAATAAGATTGTAGAACGATTTAATCGTAAAGGTCATTATGAGTTTAGAGTTTCTATGTTGGAAACTACCCAATTTAATTATAAAGAGTTGTCTAAGATTTATAAAGAAGATGCGCAGATGGGCTACATGAAGATGTTGCCGCAGATCGCTCTTGGACATTCACAATCCAGTATCTTGGCTACCTTAACATTTGAGAATGAGATTCTACATCTATCTGAGATTATGATTCCGCCCATGATGAGTAGTACAATGAGTGGGAGCTTGGTCAAAAAAGATTAGGAAGACTAGAATAAATCTCAAAATAAGTAGACAAGTTCAAGCACTACAAAAGTAACGGAGTAGAAATAGTCTGGCCGTCCAGAGAAGTCTGATGAACAGAAGAGCGACAAGACGATTGCTAACCGTGAAAGTGCATCATAAGGGAGGGATAGAACTTGCATATTAGTGTTCCTATTGCTAATACAATGGAATTCATCAATGCGACTGAAATATCTCCTTTAATCAGCAAGTGCTAGGTGAAAGTTTGTTATGTGGGGCAAGATCCCAACCGAAATGGAACTGTTATCACCAAGAAAGTCGCTACAGAGATGGGCAAGAAATTACCCGGCTCTCCAGTAGTAGGCTATTTTGACCAAGGATCTGCAGACTTTGAAGGCCATAACCGTGAGATTGCTTTGCGGGGTGGCGGAAAGTTCGAAATTCTTGATACCACAAAGCCATACGGTTTCGTTCCAACAGATGCTAAAGTTTGGTTCCAGAAGTTCGATGATGAAGGCGTTGAGCACGAGTATCTAGTAACCGAGTGTTATATTTGGACTAGTGCTTACCCCGAATGTCAGAGAATTTTAGAGCGTGGCAATAATCAATCTATGGAACTTAATAAAGAAACGCAGGATGGTTTTTGGGCAAAAGATAATAATTCGGGCGACAGAATTTTCATTTACAATGAAGCATTGATTGAAAAATTATGTATTCTCGGAGAATCAGTTGAGCCATGCTTTGAGGGCGCACAATTCAAGACTGAGTTCTCCCTAGAAAATATGGAATAGTTCAAAACTACTATGTTTTCTATGTTAAACGAATTACAGGAAACTTTGAATAAAGGAGGCTCTCAAGACACTATGGACGAGAATAAGAAACTCGGAACTCCCGAGGATCCTAACTTCGAGGAAGGAAAGAAAAAGCCACAGGACGAGAATCCTGAGGGTAATCCCGCTCCAGAAGATAACAAGCCGAAGGATGGCGAGAAGCCAGAAGACGGCAACAAAGATGAGCCTAAGAAGAAGTACAATCTTGATGATGTAACTGAGTACGCTGAGCTACTCACCAAGTATGAGACTCTTCAGGGCGAGTATGAAACTCTTCAGCAAGAGAAGTCTGACCTCGAAACAGAAGTAACTTCTCTAAGAGAGTTCAAGCTATCTGCGGACCGCAAGGAAAAGCAGAATATGATTGATAGTTTCTTTATGTTGAACGACGAAGATAAGAAGGATGTCGTTGAGCACATTGATACTTATTCTCTAGACGATATTGAGGCAAAGTTGTCCATTATCTGTGTTCGTAACAAAGTTGATTTCAACCTAGATAAGGACGAAAAAGATGATCAGCCGAAGGGTTTATTCAATCTGGAAAATCCTGCTGATGACAATGTCCCAGAGTGGATTAAGGCAGTTCGTGAGACTGCAAAGAAGCTATAAGGAGGATTAAACAATGGCTAAAAGTGCAAAGCGTTTAGGTAACGCTACCTTTGTAACTTACGGATATGGCCAGGTTGAACCTAACCATATGTCCGCTAAGCGTAATGGCCAGGTGTATGCTCAGCTTCCTGCTAATAAGGAGATTGAGCTACTTGAGAATGGCCAGTTTGTTAAATACGATTATGCCACTGGCGAGTGCAACTTCACTGGTGCCGGTCCATGGCGTATGGTCTACAATGAAGTAAAGATCTATGAAGATCGCGAAACCGATGCTGATTTCGCCATGATTAAGAGCAACTATAATGCTCGTGTTTATAGTCCAATTGGACAGAACACTTCTGCATTAAAGACTGTTCTTGATTATAGTGGTGAGGCAACTCGTGAGGGCAGTGAAGCTGCTTTCAAGAAGGAAACTGAGACCTTCAGTTATCCTGAGCTTATGCCAGAGGGCACAAAGATGGTTCCTCGTGTAATTGCTGTTCCTAGCGGTGACATCTGGACTACTAATACTATCGTTGCTGATCCAGGTTCTCTTACCAAGGGCGACGAGCTCAAGATTGGTGACAACGGTTATCTG